CCGGCGAATGGCGAGATATTGACGCCGGTGGCGCTGAATTAAGCAGCTCACTGCTCCCTCTCCCGTACAAAGAGCCAAGCCAGACGCTATTTGCCCTTCTAGGGTTCACTGTGGACGCCGGTAAGCGCCTTGCAAGCATTGCGGACATGCAGGTAGGGGACGGCAACCAACAGGCCGCTGTGGGCACCACAATCGCTCTGCTGGAACGTGGTTCTATGGTCATGTCGGCCATACACAAGCGCCTGTATTACGCCCAGACGCAAGAATTTGAGATGTTGTTCAAGGGATTCGGCGAATATCTGCCGGATGAGTACCCGTATGACGTGCCGGGAGCTTGTCGCAGCGTTAAAAGGGCTGACTTTGACAACATGGTCTCGGTCCTCCCTGTGGCCGATCCAAACATATTTTCTGCTGCCCAGCGCATTACGCTAGCTCAGACCCAGCTTCAGTTGGCTCAGAGCGCGCCTCAGATGCACAACATGTACGAAGCGTACTATCGAGTGTATCAGGCGATGAACGTGCGGGACATCGACGGTATCCTGAAGGTCCAGACCAATCAGATGCCTAAGGACCCAGCCAGCGAGAACATTGATGCCGTGGATGGCAAGCAGCTTAAGGTTTACGCAGGTCAGCAGCACGATGCTCATATTGCGTCTCATCTGATGATGGGAATGTCCCCCTTGATACAAGCCAACCCTCTGGCTGCTTCAGAACTACAGAAGCACGTGCTGGACCACGTTAAGATCAAGGCGGAAGAGGATGCTGAGGCGGAGCTGTTCCAAGAGTACGGTAACGATCCAGACCGCATGGTTTCTGACATGCAGCGTGAAGCGTTAGTTGCGATTAAGGTTTCTCAATACATGATGGAAGCCAAGCAAATGCAGGCAGAGCTCTCTGGTCAAGGCCAAGCGGCACCTGATCCTGTGGTCCAGCTTAAGGAGCAGGAGCTCCAGCAGCGTGCGGCTAAGGACCAGATGGATGCACAACTTAAGCAGCAGAGTCTTGCTAACGAGCAGATGCGTATTCAGCAGAATGCAGAGGCCAGTCAAGATCGCATAGATTCGCAAGAAAAGATCGCGGATCAACGCGCTCAAGTGGCTCGAGAACGTATTTACGCCCCGAAAGGATAATAAAATGCCGTTAAAAAAAGGCAGTAGCCGTAAAACAATCAGAAAAAATGTAGGTGAACTGGTTAAAACTTACGAAAAAAAGGGTAAGATAGGCACCAGTAAACCAAAGAGCAAAAAAGCGGCTCAAAAACAAGCGGTTGCAATAGCTCTGAGTAAAGCGGGTAAGTCGCGCAAAAAGCCTGTAAAGAAAAGTAAAGGCGGCGCGATAATGACTGTTAAGAAAAAAGACGGCAACAAACCCGTAAAGATATACTAAAGGCCTTCCAGACGGTGGCATTAAACCGTCTGCTCACATGGAAAAACGACCATGCTAGAGTTCGCCGAGCGCGTTCTTAAAGACATTAGAAAGCTAGAAAAGGACACAGAAGCGATTGTCTTGAATGGAACTGTAACCGATATGGAACGGTATCGTTTCCTTATGGGCAGGTTGGAAGGTATTCGTTTGGTGGACAGTATTGTCCGCGAAGAGCTGAAGAAGTATAGCGACGATTAACCCCAACACAGGAGCCTATATGGAATCTGAGAAGAAGCTGACAGCACTAGAAGAAAGGTGGCAGCAAGAAAAGACTGTGAAAAAGTCTGGTCTTGATCAAGCCTACACGGATGACGGTAAGGTCGATGAAGAGAGGTTGGCCGCTAGTGTTATCGACATGATCCCCAAGCCTACCGGATGGAGGCTGGCTATTCTGCCGTACAGAGGAGCCAAGTCGACAAAAGGCGGGATTCTTTTTGCTGAAGAAACTAAAAAACGAACTGAATTGGCTACAAACGTAGGCTATGTCCTGAAAACAGGCGATCTGGCCTACGCTGATGAGTCAAAGTTCCCCCATGGCCCGTGGTGCAAGGAGGGCGATTGGGTGATTTTCGGCAGATATGCGGGGTCACGTATTCAGATAGATGGCGGGGAAATACGTCTTCTAAACGATGATGAAATTCTGGGAATCGTGAATGACCCAGAAGACATTCTGCACATGTAAGGAGAACGGGATGGGTCAAGAGAATAAGCAAGACGAGCTTGAGTTTGATATTGGTGAAAACGAACAAGAGGCTACAGTCGACATGAACGAGGATGGTACGGAAGCCAAACTCGTTGAAGAAGAGAAGCCTGAAGTTGAAGAAGAGGAGAAGCCGGAAGAGAAGCAGGCTGCTCCTGACAGTGATGAGTTAGACAACTATTCGGAAAAAGTTAAAAAGCGAATAGACAAACTCACCGCTCGGCTTAGAGAGCATCAGCGCCGTGAAGAGGCTGCAATTGAGTACGCTAAAAGCGTCCAGCAGACCAATGAGGAGCTTCAAAAACAATACGCTCAGACCAATACACAGCGTATGGGAGAAGCTAAGGGTCGAATCGATACGCAGATATTAAGTCTAAAGAGTGTCATCAAGAAGGCTAAGGAAGAAGGCGATTTTGAGACAGAAACCGAGGCACAACAAAGACTTACCCAAGCCCTTTGGGAAAAGAACAATGTTGAACAAGCAGAGCTACAAGCACGAAGTGCGCCAGCTCAAGAGCCTCAGCGTATGCCTGAAGAGCTATCTCAACCTATTGCTCAGGTAGACGAGAAAGCAGAAGATTGGGCAGAACGTAATCCTTGGTTTGGTAAAAACATCGTAATGACTAACACTGTGCAAGGGATTCACATGGAGTTGGTTAAAAACGAAGGATTTGACCCATCATCAGATGAATACTATGATGAGATAGATAGGAGGATGAGTTCCCTCTTTCCACAGGCATTCCAGACTCAACAAGAGGAGCCTGCCCAAACAAACAGGAGCGCCCGACCCGTGCAGACGGTTGCTCCTGCTACCCGGTCATCTGGGGTTAATAGTTCAGCACGCCGCACGATCAAGTTGAAACCTAGTGAGGTTGCAATAGCGAAAAAACTAGGGGTGCCACTTGAAGAATATGCGAAATATGTGAAGAGGTGAAAACATGAGCGACAAACCATCAGTTCCAAAGCTGTCTCGCAGCAAGCGTGACTCTGAAACCAGAGAAACCACTGCGCGTCGCAAACCATGGGCACCACCGTCACGGCTCGATGCTCCTGAAGCTCCAGCAGGCTATAAGCACCGTTGGATAAGAAGGGAAACCGCAGGGTCCGATGACAGAATGAATGTCACTGCAAAAATGCGTGAAGGCTATGAGCTTGTGAGAGCCGACGAATACCCTGAGTTTCAGGGCAGTTCTGTTGAGGACGGCAAGCATGCTGGCGTAATTGGAGTAGGAGACGTTGTTCTGGCTCGTATCCCCGAGGAGACCGCAGAAGAGCGCCGCGCATATTATCAATCTCGCACCCATGATCAAATCAGGGCTGCTGACAATGATCTCATGAAGACTAACTCGCATAGTTCCATGAAGATCAATGCTCCTGAAAGGCAGTCAAAAGTAAGTGTCGGAGGACCTAACAGGTCTAACGACTAACTTTTTACTTTGTTAAAGGACATTTATCATGGCAAACGTAGACAAAGCATTTGGTTTGCGTCCTCTTGGTAACCTGTCTGCTTCTGGCTCACAGAAGCAATATGGTTACGAGATCGCAGATAACCAAGCAGGTGCTATTTATCAGGGTGACCTTGTTACCTTGAAAGATGGCTACATCTTGCAGTTTGACCCCGCATCTCACAGTGCAGCGGTAGGCGTGTTCAATGGTTGTAACTACATTGATCCAACCACGGGTAAGCCTACTTGGTCTAACTACTACCCCGGTTCTGTCAACATCACTCAAGGCAAAATTACTGCTGAGGTGATTGACGATCCAAATCAACTGTTCATCATTCAGAACGACGGCACTTCAACTGCTGCTGATTATGGCAAGAACGCTGATATCGTCGTTGGCACAGGTAGCACCACTACTGGTGTTTCTGCTAACGAGCTCGATACCAGTTCAATTGCTACAACTGCTGCGTTGAACCTGAAGATCGTAGGTCTTTGGGATGTTCCCGGCAATGCTGTGGGCGCTAACGCTGTCGTTGTGGTTAAGATCAACGAGCACCTGTACGGTAGTGCAGGCGTTGCTGGCCAATAAGGAGTAACTGACCATGGCGATTTCACGTTCACAACTCGTAAAAGAACTGGAGCCCGGTCTGAACGCTCTGTTTGGTCTGGAATATAGTTCTTATGAAAACGAGCACGCAGAAGTTTACTCAACTGAGTCTTCAGACCGTGCATTTGAAGAAGAGGTGATGCTTTCCGGGTTCGGTGAGGCACCTACTAAGGCAGAAGGCGCGGGCGTTGCTTACGACCAAGCGCAAGAAGTCTACACAGCGCGCTACACTCACGAGACAGTAGCTCTGGCGTTCAGCCTTACCGAGGAAGCCATTGAGGATAACCTCTATGACAAACTCGCTGGCCGTTACACCAAGGCACTTGCTCGTTCAATGGCGCAAACCAAGCAAATCAAGGCAGCTGCCATCCTGAACAATGCGTTCACTACCTCTATTGGTGGCGACGGCAAGCCTCTTTGTGCGACAGATCACCCAACCCTTAGCGGTCCTGATCTGGCAAACGAGCTGGCTACTGCGGCGGACCTTTCCGAAACTTCCTTGGAACAGGCCCTGATCGACATTGCTGCTTTTACTGATGAGCGCGGCCTGAAGATTGCTGTTCAAGGCACCAAGCTCGTCATTCCTAAGGAGCTTCAGTTCACCGCTGACCGCATCTTGAAGTCTACTCTGCGTGTAGGTACAGCAGATAACGACATCAACGCAGTCCGCAACATGGGAATGGTTCCTCAAGGTTACACGGTAAATCACTACCTGACTGACCCTGATGCCTTCTTCATCATGACTGACGCGCCTAACGGCATGAAGATGTTCCAGCGTGTAGCTATCAAGACTGGTTTTGAGGGAGACTTCGAGACTGGAAATGTTCGCTACAAAGCACGTGAGCGTTACAGTTTCGGCTTTAGCGATCCACGTGGTATCTTTGGTTCACCGGGTACTCCGTAAACCAATAAAGGTACAGGGAAAAAGGGGGCTTAGGCCCCCTTTTTTCTTTTGTGCAAATGTCATGGCTAGTAGAAGCAAAAGAAGCAGGACGTGCAAATCTTGCAGGGAAAAGTTGCCTCTTAGTGAGTTTGAAGAGACTAGAGCTAATATATTTCGCAGAGATTGCAGAACCTGCGTAAGCGTTAGACGATCTCAACAACACTCTGAATCCCCCGAAGCCTACTTAAAAGTACGCCTACTCAACCTCAGAAAACAACGGACTCACGAAGGCATAAGTTTCCAAATTACCCTCGAAGATGTGATGTCTTTATGGAAAAAACAAGACGGACGGTGCGCTTTGTCTGGAGTTCCACTTACTTTTCATCAATCTGGTGGTTACGGAGACGGTAAAAAAGGCGAGTTTAACGCCTCTATAGACCGCATAAACCCTAATGGCCCCTACCTACCGGACAACGTACAGCTAGTTGCGATGCGCGTGAACTATATGAAAAACGTCTTGTCAGAAGAAATGTTCTTCTGGTGGGTACGCAATTTGCATGACAACTACTCAAAAAAGATGTTTGCTCCTCCCTCCGAATAACTATGTACACTTAAGCAAAATAAGGTATAGTGTAAGCTGATCCTGACAGGTGCATCCCGCATCTGACACTAGCCACGACAGGAGATACATATGGCTAATACTACTTTCTCAGGCCCAGTGCGGTCTAAAGACGGCTTCCAATCGATTATAGAAAACACCACCACTGGCGGAGTTACTGCTACTGGCTACGGTGTTATGTCTCAGTCCAAGCAAGTTACTTTTGCTGCTGATGGCACAGAAACTGTGATTGGAACTTTACCAGCAAACAGCCAAATCGTTGAAATTTATGTAGATGTCAGCACTGCTTTTGACGCTGGTACTACTAATACTCTTGATTTGGGTGATGGTACTACCGCAGATCAATATGCTGATGCTCTAAACGTAGCCACCGCAGGTCGTAAGAGAGCTACTTCTGATGTTTCTCAGGTAGGTAACCTTGTAGATATTGGTACTTCTGATGTTGCCTTAACTGCAACCTACAATCAGACCGGAACCGCTGCTACAGCAGGTACAGCACAGGTAACTGTACTTTACGTGCCTAACAATAACCTGTCTTGATAGGGAGGTAACCTATGGCTACCTCAGATATTTGGGCTATAACTCCCTCTACTAGCGCCACGTTGTTAAAAGCAGCGGGGGCAATTGCTGGTGCCGGAGATATTACCCTGCTGACAAATGACGTTAGCCCATACGGTACAGGATACAAACTTCTGTTTACCTCTGTAGGTAACGATGCAGGCATTACCTTCACAATTACGGGCGTAAAAGTCGGTGATTTGTCTGGTGCCTCCGTCACTGAGGAAGTTGCAGGAGCAAATGCCAGCACGGCATCTTCTACTAATTTCTACACTTCGGTGAGTAATATTTCGGTAGATGGCGCTTCTGCGGGCAATGTAAGTATCGGTACTACTGGGTCTTTGGCGTTTGGTCGAACTAGGCTGAAGAGCTTGTATTACGTGGGCGCGGGCAGTGCGGGGTCTATTAAGTTCAACTTAAATAGCAGCTCCGGCACATTGCTTTTACAGATTGATACTCCGGTTTCATCTACTTCATTTTCGGACAGTGTGACTATTCCTGAGTTGGGTATTCTTACTCAGCGCAGCAACTCTACCGATTTTGCAGTTATGACTTTAGACCAAGTGTCTAACGTGACGGTGTTCTGTGGCTAAACCCGTAGACAAGAAGAAAATGGCTTGTAACAAGCCGCGTCGTACTCCTTCTCACCCCAAGAAGTCTCATGTTGTAAAGGCTTGTGAGGGTGGGAAGGAGAAGATTATTCGTTTCGGAGAGCAGGGTGCCAGCACGGCTGGAAAGCCCAAGAAAGGCGAGTCCGCACGGATGAAGGCGAAGCGCAAGTCATTTAAGGCCCGCCACGGCAAGAATATTGCCAAAGGTAAGATGAGCGCAGCTTAT